GGGCGTTGCGAATGTAGCCCATCAGTTCGCCGAAGTCGTCCATTGCCTGACGGGTCATCGGGATCCACGACGCAATCGTTTTCACGTACGCCGATGTGGTCGTGAACGTCGCTGCGTTTTCGATCTTGGCTACGCCTTCCGTCAACTGCAGAGATGCAATCGTCGGCGCCGCATTGACCTTGACGTAATCAATTGTCGGCAGCGTGGTCGGACGCGAACTCAGAACATTGCGCATCCGCAAGGCCTGGCGGGCTTCCTGAACGATTCCGGCTGTCCGGTCGATCGGCAGAACGCCGGACGTCGCAGAACCCAGCGCAGCGCTGTCGATGGTCGTCTTACGCTCCAGAAGATCGGACAAATACTTCGCGCCGATCTCGATGTTGCAGATACCGCGGTGATTCTTCAGCCAGTCTTGAAGCTTGGAATCTTCTCGCAGGGCATCCTCGAATGTTTCGCCAGACGAATGGCTGGCATGCCGTTCGGCCAACTTCACATCCAAAGCGTCTGCCTGTGCTTGCAAAGACTGGATCTTCTCAAGCAGTTCTGTTTTCATCGAGCCGTAATCGGTCTGTTGCTTTTCAGCAAGAGTCCGATTTTCCTTCAACTGGTTCAGCACCAGCTCAAGCTGTCCTTTTAATTCTTTCTCTTCCATTTTTCCTCCGATCACGCGAGATTCGGCGCATGCGGCAGCTAAGGTCGGCTATCGCTGTGCTGAATCGTGGTGATGGGTTGTGGGCTGTTATTTTTTGACGAGTGAAATGATTTCACTCAAAACGGGCTGCAATGCCGAGTGGTCCACTTCAACCGGCTCATGCTTTGTTTCGGGTTCTGCGGCTCTTTCCGAGAGAGTGCTTGCGGCGGCTTTCCCTGTGGCAATGAGTGCAGAAAGTGTATTGGCTACGGCGAGGAGCTGATCCACGCCAGACTGAATCGTTGTTTTGGTTGCGGCGCTGATTGCCGCGCCGGCTTTCTTTGCGAATTCTTCCTGAGACATCTTCTCAACCCCGCCATACTCTTCATCGAGCATGTCGACATAGGAAGGAAGGCAACTCAGGTAGGCATCTTTGAATTGCTGAATGATGGTCTCTGCTCCTGAAAGGATTTGTTCCTTTGTCATTCCATTCCAAAACAGAGAATTGAGCGCGCCACTCAGGGCTTTCTGATAACCGGAGTCCAACTGGACACCCATCAGTTCCTCATTGAATTCATCCTTGGCTTCACCTTCAGCGCGGGCTTTTACCGCGATGATCATGGCGTCGGTCGCCATCGGGAACGTGACAATGGATCCTTCGTATAGCTTCAGCTCTTTCAGATGGCGCACGCCTTTGACCATCGTCGACTTGACTGTCTCGTATCCGATGCTCAGCCCCTTGATGGCCTTTGCCTTGATCAGCGTGTATGCCACTTTCCCCGTAGGAAGATCGAGAAGGATTTGACCTTTGCACCACAAGCCATCGGGCTGGTCGCTCAATGTCAGCGTGCCGATCGGCTCGTCGGTCTTGTGCTGCCAGAGCATCGGCCGGATGTTGCCATGGTCTTTCAGTGTCTTCGTATAGGCGCCAGGCTCGACGAGATCGCCGCCCTCATCCAGAGAGCCGTAAGGCGAAAGAATTCCTTCAAATGTCCCCTCGTCGGTAAGGCCTTTGATCTCCATTCGGAATTTCAAATTCTTGTTCATGAGTTTCCCCTCTTCGTTTCAATTCCTTCTGGGACTTCGTCCGAGATTTGATAGGCCTTGGCGAGTGCGGCAACTTCATCGTCAATTTGGTCTCTCAGTCCGCCAAAAGGCTTGGATTCGCGCGCGATCTTCTCAATTTCAAGGACCACGTCCAGCATGTCTTTGGCCCCTTGCGGCGAACTGCTGCGATTCAACACGCCCTGCTCGACGATCGTGGGCTCGCCCGTGCCGGGAGTCGTCTGCATGTTCATCTGGAAGTGGTAGCTCTGGCCGGCGCCGTTTGGCAGCGGATTCCTGTCCTCGAGGTCTCGAACTTCGTCGGGATTCAGGAATGAATTCTGTAACGCGATCGAATAGCCTTCCATGCGGGTCTTGAAGTCGCCGCGTAGCAGGGCGTCAAGGTTATGATGAAGGTAATATCCGGCCGCCCGTTCGCCAGGAGTCAGAACGCAGCGCTTGAAGTCCTGCTCCCATCGGCTGAGCCACGGCAGGAGCGTCAGCTTCACGAACCTCAGCGATAAGTGTTCGATATTGGAGAAAGTGGCGCGCGACAGATCGGCGATAAGGTCCGGGCTAACGCTGAACCATCTGGCAATTTCCGACACCGTGAACTGGCGGAACTCGCTGGCCTGGGCATCCGCCATGGTGGATCCGATGGCTTTGTACTTCTTACCCTCTTCAAGGATCATCGCCTTGTGAGAATCGGAATACGTGGCGTCCCAATTTGTTCGAAATTTTTGAAATTCGGTATCGTTCTCGAATCGTCCTTCCATCTCGAGAACGTAGGGAAGGCGTGCGCCGTTGGCGTAGAATCGCCCCACGTTGCGCTCCGCCGCGAGGGCAGTCCCGATGGACTGACGCCCCATTTGGATTACGGAGTAACCGCGGATGCCATCCCATCCCAGGCCGCGCATGTGAAAGATGTCTTGCGGCTTCCCAGGCACGATCGCATAGGACTTATCCGGCTCCCCATCGATCTTCACGACATAGATGAGCGCCTTCCGCGGTGTCGTCTTCTCCCGATCGATGAGTACCTGCTCTGGCAGCAAAAGATCGAGATTGATCGCAACCCCTGTACCGCTCCGGCGGGTGATTTTCGCAAAACCGCCACCTTCAAGCAGGCAATGGCTGGTAAGCGTTTCGGAGAAGGCCTGCGCCGTGATCTCATCATTCGGAGCATCCTTCATCGCCAGATACATCGGATGCTCGGTTGCATGGCGCTTTTCGCCGTTCTTCACCTGCATCAATGAGGCCGGCAGGTACCCGATGGTCTCACTGATGATTCGATTGCAGGCCCAGACCGCGGAATGCTGCAATGCGGTCTCTCTGGAAACAAACTCACTGGACCATGACGGCGCACCACCAGAGAGCGCCTGATAGATCTGCGGGTAGCCGTTTCGCGCATACCAGTCGACGTTCGTCGTATTGAATTCCGCATTACCGGACTTCAAATTGAGCGAGACGAGGTCCGACCCCAGTCCGGAGCGAAACTCCTTCAGCGCCGCCCAAATTTTAGGGAACATCATCCGAGGCTGCGTACCTCAGAACTGGCGTACTTCGGCTTCCAAACCATCGCGCGCACCATGGCGTTGGTCAGAGCCGCAATCCCGTCGATTCGGTTCGTGCTCTTGGCGCGGTCCGGCTTCGTAAACATCACATTGTCGCGGCCATCGTCAGCCGTTGCGGTACAGCCGGCATTCCATCGCAGTACCGGATGGTCACCATGATGCAATTTGCCCAAAATCACGCTCTTTAGAACTTTCTTCGTTGGTTCACTGAGCGTTTGAAATCCCTGGCGGATATCGACGCACGTAAATCCATCCTCGATCATCGGTACAGAGATCTGGCGCGAGTTCCATGGATCCCAACAGACTTCGCGAAGGTCGAACATGCGCTTCCCCCAATCGAGTCGAGCGCGAATATCGCGGTAATCGATGACTTCACCAGGCGATAGCTGTAGAAATCCCTGATCTGCCCAGAGGCGCAACGGGACGCCGAGCGTCCGCTCCATCTTTTTCACGTTGGCGTCAGGCATCCAGAAGAATGGCAGAACTTCGTAGGTATCGTCTGTGGTTGGGAAGAGGAATACCAGCGAACTGAGGTCGGTTGTCATCGACAAGTCGCCGCCCGCCCAGCAGCGTCGATCGATGAAACGGTTCATGAATTCCGCAGGCAGCGGCGCCACACTGCGCTGTTCGGGCTTGCCATCGATCATGACCGGTCCGGAATTCAGAATCAGGCCCTGAGATTTCCAGCCGCCAGAACTGGAGTCCCACTTCGTCATATCGAAGGCGCGGTTTTCTTTCTGGTCCCAGATGTTGAGGAAATACCGCTTGAAGCTTGAAAGATCACCTTCAGCCTCATGCGTGACGTACTTCTCGCGAATCTTTTCAAGCGGCAAAAATCCGCCATTCTCTTCGAGAGAAGGCATGGCCTTGATCCACGTCGCCTCTGAGGCAGGATCATCTTCCTTGGAAGCACCGTAGATCTTCCCGTAGAACTTTGGATCCGAAACGATGCCTTCCTCGATCTTGCGGGTCTTCTCATGCAGGCGCCAGGCCAGCGGCGATTCATTCTGGACGCCGGCCGTCGTGATTGCGATCGTCAGGGCCTGCTTTCGAGTGATACCGCCATTGGTCAGAACGTCCCAGTTCTCGAGCTGCTTGCGCGTCTTCCAGCGGTGAACTTCATCCGCAATAACGACCGCGGGATTGACACCATCCCCGAAGTCGCCGTCTGCTGCGATGGCGCCGTAGAAGCTATCAGGATCACTGTACTTCACGATCCGATTCGTACCGCGAAGCACACGGAGCCGACTCTTCAGGAGTGGAGATTGTTCGACCATCTTCGCGGTGGCGCGGTAAGCATTGAGCGCCTGGCGAGTGGCAGCAGCCGCTCCGTAGATCTGGCAGCCCTTCATCGACTCCAGAACCAAAATGAGCAAAATGATGCCGGCAACAAACTCCGTCTTGCCCTGTTTCTTCGGAACTTCGAGGTATGCCATTTCGATTATTCGCCGGCCCTCATCGTCGACATTGCCAAAGATCTGGGAAAGCGCCTCTTCCTGCCATGGGCATAGCAGGAACGGCTTGCCGTAGTACTCATCTGCGGTATGGCACAGGATCTTTTCAAAAAAGTTGCAAGCGACATCCGCGCGGTCTTGTGAAAACACATTTACTGGACGAGGGAACTACCTTCGGGCTTGGTCCGTGGCTGAGATAGCGCCTTGAGAAGATCGTCGTCTGCAGACTTGCCCTTGGTTGGGTCGTCGAGAGTGAGCCGAACTCGACTTGCCGGCGAGAATCCAAATTCGCTACAGAACGACTTGACGTGGCCCCAGGACTGAGAACTTATTTCAACGGCAGGATGCTTTTTGGTGCGAAGTGGAATGATATCGCCGAGCTTGGTGACAAAACTGTCAATGCAGATAATTCCTTCTTTTTCAACGATCGCATCTGCGGTTACCGCACGCGCATATTGCTGACAGGCGCCCTCGAGCAGTGGTCCATCCGGACGCTTATCGAGCTTCATGATGGCCAGCTCTTCAGACCAGAACTCCCACGCATATCGGGCCAGGCCACTCAAGTGCTTGGGACAATCGGGAAGTCCTGAACTGGCTTTTGGTGCGGCCGCCAGCTTGCGGTCGAGCTTATGGACTCCACGCTTTGCGGGATCGCCTTCAGCAATTTGCTGTTCGATCGGTTTGCGCTTACGCCCTCTCAAATTGCACCAATTTCAAATTGCTTCCAATTTCACGGATTTAAAAATTGAGG